GATCCGCTTGCTCGGAGGGGAAAAAACCGACAATAATAAACCTGCCCAAACTAATTCAAAACCTGCCGTTAATAGATCGGGTTTTGATGACTTGGACTCAGACATCCCATTCTAAACTTTGGAGAAAACGACATGGACGCACTAATTGATGCTTGTATTTTTGCTTCAGTAATGATGTTAGCTGCAGGAGTAATAACTGGTGCGTTCCTGTTTATCTTGTATTTAGCAGGGGCTTATGATGACTAATTACCTTTTATTCGTCCAATACGAATAATCAGTTCTTGATCTTCTTGGCAGTCTTTAGAGCAAAACTGCGAGTTGGGTTTACTAACATCATTACAAGTTAAACAAAAGCCCGTATATTTAGGTTTTGCTCGTTTTCTAATCTCATTAAGTGCAGATTCTCGGTGCAACTCCTCGGTAAAGTGAGCGTCATCTGCAAGATCGTTCATTTTGCTATGTCTGATAAAAACAAGGCTGCCTCCGCTTGCCTGCGCCTAAGTAATCCTGCCATCACATGACCACCTGCCATGTCCCATTTTAAAAACTCGGCTGCTGCGCCCTCATGGTCTCCCTCATTTACTTTCTTAAGTAAAGTCGAGGTATCCAAGTTACGACATCCGCAATTAAAAGCAAAGTCCACCAATGCGTCAAATTCGCCCTGTGTGATCTCAATTTTAAGTTTGCTATTAACGTGATCAACTGCCTTTTGAACGTCCTGTAAGAGCAGTTTCTCGGCTTCTTCTTGAGTTATTAAAAGACTGGGGAATACGTCTGCACCTGTATGACCATAGCCAATCGTCCAAGGTGCTCCACCAGTTGCAGGGTCTGGGTAAGCCTCTAGCCTACAACCTTCGAATTGTTCGGTTAACTTTAATCCGTCTTTAGAATAGTTCATTTTATTGGTGTTGAGTTGTGCAGCATTTCATCTTTTTTCTGACTTCCTGCGCTACTACCAAAGTAAAAAGCTACTACTTGTTCGGCCTTGGCTGACAAATAACCTACAAGAGTTCCTGCCATAGCCGACTCAATATGCGAGTAACCCATCAAAGTCCCAAAAATAGTCGCAATAAAACTAGCAACAATGATCAATGCAAGAGTTGGAACTAAAAATGAATGCGTGTTCATCTGCATATTTCTAGCAGACGCTCGGTCTTCAACCGCTAATTGTTCAAAATTAAGGCCTAATTGTTCCTCAGTTTTCTTAAGTTCAAGCTCTGCAACCTTAACTTGCGCTATTTGATCAGACGATAACTTTCCTTCATCAAGCATCTTTTTAGCGTCATCCTGAGAGATTCCCAAGACTTTACTAACCGCTTCGTATGCTAGACCACCCAGAGGCCCACCAATAGCAGTAAATATTGTGGGTGCAATGCTTTTTAACCAATCCATGTAAACCCCTTAAGAACAATATTTAGGTAAATAACCAGTCTCGTGAAAAATCTTTAAACATTCAATTTCTTTTGAATTAATCTCAAACTTTTCTTTAAAACGAATAATTGCAGGGTCTCCGACAAGACTTTTTTTGTAATCCTGGTCAATGTAATACATCAAACCTATGCAAGTGAGTGCAAAGACAAGTATTGCAGCGCATACCACCAGTCTGAACTGAAATACATCTTTGGCCTCTTTGCGTTCTCTGGCCTCTCGTTCATCCTTTTTTTTTGAGCTTTATCAAAATTAACTTTGTCTGCCATTAACTTTGTTCGTTCGGCCTGAAATTGAGTCCACAAATCCTGGAGTTCGGGAGGAGACTCATAAATAAGCATTTGTCTAAGATCGTATTCTGCTTGTTCAAGTCGTTTTCTTCTAAGGACGTTATCAAGTGCAATTGCTTGAAGACTTTTGTTTTTAGGCGGATTTTTCTCAATTTCTTTAGCATGAGCAATAGCCTTTTCTTGATGTTCAAAGAAAGAACCCAGACCGTCCGCAATTTCAGTAATCACCCCAACGGCCTCTTTACCAACCGATTTAGCTTCCTTGTAAAATGCAACACCTGACTTTACCGCACCCAAAGCCATCATTGCTAAAGTAAAAGGGTCTATGATTTTCTCCTACTTATTAACAGAAAAACCATGCCCTGCAAGCCAAAGATAAACCATTCCTACAAATGCAGCAGAAAGCAAACCAGTTAAAGTCCACTTACCAAATGCAGCAAACTGTTCATTAAGCCATTCTTTCAAGGCTTCTTTTACTGCGTCTTTTGTAATGTTTGGATCTAATTCTGGCATGATTTTCTACCTGTTTATTTTTCAGAAATGGGTTGAGTAGTGACTATTCTTAGCAAAGTCACAACAACAGATATTGCAATACCTACAAACATTTGATCCACTTGGGATAATGGTAATAAGCCAACGTATCCTTGGGCAATAGATAAGATTGCTAAGAATAAAGCAAATAAAACTGTTCGAGATTTAAGCAATTGGATTAATGTTTGCATTTTTAACCTTTTTGTTAGTAGAAATATTTATAACCTAATTATTGATTATTTACAAATGAAGTCATGTAAACATTATTACCATCAAAAACAATAAAATTAGCAATAGATACTTTACCATTTGTAGGTGCACTAAAGTTTGATGTTCCATGATACATACTTCCCCATGTAACTGTCCCCATTGTTCCACCAGAATTATTTTGAACAATAATGGTAAATTGATCTCCCCATCGCCATTTAACTGGATTGGCAATTTGAAAGGCCGCATTTGTTCCAACAGGAATTAAAAACAGACTTCCCAATTGCAATTGAGGCGTGGCAAAACCTCCAGCAGCGGCAGGGTCTTGCAACCAATTTTGTCTTAAATTAATTGGACCCGCAACCCTTAATCTTCCAGTAGATGAACCATCTGAAGAAACTGCAAATGGCATATCAAATACTGTGTTGTTCATGAATTTCATGGTTGTATCTGTTGAATCAGTACATGAAATTAGAACTGGATCTGTTACACCAAGATTTCCGTTATTTGGGCCAATAATACAACCATAAACATTGGTAGTGCTTGTAATATTTACAGTTGATACTAAATGCTCTACTGATACATTATCTCTAACAGTAACTCCTCTTGCTTGTACTAGATTAACTCCATAATTGTTTGTAGTAGTAGGTGTACTGTTGTATTGAATACCTCTGATAAAATTTCCTGTAATATCTCCACCATACATACTTTGTGCATATATGTCGCATCCGTAAGCTACATTACTTGTAGCATTCCCTAAAAAATAATTATTTCTTATTGAAATACCATAATTACTACCCGCACCAGTATTTACTAATAAAGCAATTCCAGCATCAATATTTTGATCAATGTAACAATCATTAATTGATATTGCTTGACATTCAATAATGACAATACCAACATTTGAACAAGCATCTGCCCAACAACCAGTCATATTGATTGCTTGACAACCATTTGAAAATTGATATGCGTTTGTTGTGCTTGATCCAGAATATGTACCTGTAATGCAAGCACCTTGGACATTAATAAAATTAACACCTGCATTTGTATGTGCATCAAATTCACAATTAGTAATATCTATATCATCAGATGCGTAAGTTGTATTACCAATTAATAGTCCATGCTGAGTACCAGTATTGACTTGAGTATTTAACATTCTTAATACAGATACCCTACCAAAATCAATTTGGTTGTATGTGCCTGAAAGACCATTTAAATTAATAAAACATTTTGTGATAAATATTTCTGCACTTTCTTGTGTTGAATTATAAAATCCATAAATGCCTTGTTTACCATGATGATCTACGGCAACAGTATTTAAGTAACAACCAGTAAATCCACCTGTTAAACCAACTGCAATACCATAACCAGAGGCAGAATTTCCTTTAACTCTTAAATTTGTTAATGTAACATTTTGTGTATTACCACCAGATGATGCTGTTTCCATAACAACAGCATGACCACCGCTAGTATTTGCGTTATATATACAAGAGCCAATCCCTTCTCCATACATTACAAAACCAATATGTGATCCTGTACCGCCAGTTATAGTTAATTGGCTAGTAATTTTATAAACACCTTGTGGTAAATATAAAGCACCACAATTCCCATCAGAATCTGTATTTGCTAAAACTTCATTAATAGCATTTTGCAAAGCAGCAGTTACATCAGTAATACTTCCTGTATAAGTATTTGTTATTACCGCATTAATTTGAGATGCACTCATAAAATCAAAAACAGAAATTACTTCTTTTAATTTTGATTGGACTGTTGTTGCTACTGTATTTGTTGCGCCATTAATATATCCAACTAAAGATGATCCAGTTGAACCCGCTAAAGTTGTTTCAAAAGCAGTTAAATCAGTTTGTGCAAGGGGAGTATCGACTTGGACATCCCATATTAAATTACCATTTACATCTTTAACTTGTTGACGATAAGAACCTGTTCCATAAGCAATACATTGTCCATTAGCATCTAAAACAATTGGATTTGTATTTAAATTAACTCCCGCATCATCTTGGTATGTATTTTTAAATGTAGTTGTTGATGGAATGTAATAATAAACAAATCCCCCTGCTAAAACTCCACCATTAGGATTTAAAAATTGTTGTTTACCATTTGGGAGAATACCTTGTAACATATCAATCCTTTTTGTTATCTCTGAGATTTAAAATATTAGCCTTTTGAGCGTTCTTTTTCATCTCTTTTTGTGTTTCAGTCGCTGCTTTATTTAAAGCCTTTTCAAGTGAACTTTGCTCATAGGCAGTACCTACTCTTTGACCAACATATCCACCAACTGCAGCACCGTAAGGCCCAAACGCAGCACCTCCAGCCGTTGCTCCTGCTGCTCCTACAATCTTAGGAGCATTACTTGCAATAATCCCAATTCTTTGAGCCTGTTGACCACCACCTTCGTATGAATGGATACCAGGCATTATTTGCCCACCTCTATTCAAAAGATCAAATGCTCTTTGTTCAGCAGGGTCAAAAGCGTGTTTTATCTTTTCTGATCTTGCATTCAATATCTCGTTTACTGAATTTTGATTCCAAACACCAACTTTTTCAGCACCTTTTTGATAGATTTCTCTAGCAATTGCACCCTTAATTTCAGCTTTTGCTCTTTCAGCATTTTGCCTTACTTCCTCTGGGACTTCAATAGTCCACTTGGGTAAACCAGTTTCTTTTTCAATTGGCCCATTCAAAACA